CACAAAGACCCCCGTACCAGTTTCAAAAACTGAAAAGGCAAAAATGGATCGATACTTGCATAACCGTGCTATTGTTCATCGGTTGCATGGTTCCTCAAACTTACCTGTGGTGACCTTCAAAGTTATAGAAGACGATATCGATGAGCATGTCGCTGTTCACCAGTGTGTCGAGGTTGTGCTACATTCACACAGGCTTTCTCGCGCAGAAGGTCACAGTTTGAAATGGTTTTTAGAAAGAGGTCTCTTCCCAGCAAGGTCTGGAGACCTGATCTGGTCTAGCTGCATAACTAGGATTGAACCACAAGACCTGAATTCTTATCTATATGGCTTTGCTGCTCTACCAAGAGAGGACTTTAATTGTCTCCAGCTAAGGAATGTGAGGAAAGCATTAGAATGGCCTACTGGACAGCTTTCATTTGAATTCTTTGACTTAGAATTCCCTGGTAAATATGTCTGGGCCTTCGAGAACATGAGAAGGACTATCCAGCTCTTATCCATGATGAGCTCCTCTGATCAGGTTGAAGATATTATCTGTGATGCGTATGACTGTGTTTTGAGGGCAGGCAGTGACCTAGGACTAGCCCACTCCACATTTCCAGGAAACAACATTGTGTATGAGGTGTGCTATATCCAGCTCCTCAAGGCAGTACAGGCATATTCAACAGACATTCAACAAGTATCTGGCTTTCCTGATAATGCAGTTACCATCTTCCTCAAAGACATTATGCCATATGTGAGAGATAGGTTCCCTGGTGTCCGAGAACCAATGAGCAACCCTTTGCCAGAGCCTTCTGAGCATCAATTAAATGTTTGGGCACTTCCAGATGAGGGTATAGAGGAGGACATTGATTAGCTGCCCAACCCCCTACCATTTCCCACCTCCCCCTGAATTAAGACCAGAATTTAAAACTTACAGTCAATTGGATTCCCCAAGCTAAACTTCCCAACCCCTAGATCCCAAGTCCCACACCCCAACCTCTATTCCCTTTCTCCTATCCCCCCTGGCAGCAACTCCCTATTAGAAGGCCTGAGTCCAAAAGTCAGAGGCTCTCTTTACAACCTCTGTCACCTTCAGGTTTTCATCAATTAATCCCAGGTTCTTCAGAACTCCCCTCTTCTGTTCTAAAGAAAAGAAGGTGCTTGAGACTGCAGCCTTCAGGGGTTGTTCATAAGACTTGGCAACTTCCTGCTTTGTCTTCCCTCTGAGGTTAGGATTGATCACTCTGGCAAACTTGTCCAAGAAGATGCAGTGAGCATTGATGAGCTGGGACACAGTCACCTCAGGCAGGTTCCGATCAATTAGAGATCCGAAAGCTGGATGCATCATGCATCTGGGGTAACGCTGAACATGCTCATCCATGTCCTTGCCATTTACCGGAAGATGTCCATCAAGATGGTTTAGTGCACCAACTGTCCACGGAGCAAAAGCCACAGCAATTCTGGACAATGTCAAGTCATCTCGACCAGGATTACCGCTCTTGAGCATATAGACTCTTTCTAGCTCAGTCAGTGATTCTTTTCCCTTGTCAGACATCTTCTGCTTCATCTTTGCAATCTTGTTGCCTCGAGTAAGTGCAATCACAATCATCTTGGCCACGTCCTGCTTCCAATTCCTACCAGATCCTCTGGTCTGAACTAGCTCAACAACTCTCTTGGCGTCAAAGCCTTGATAAGCAAAGTCTTCCACCCATTTGGCAATCTCAACCTGAGATATACCTTCACCGGCAAAATCAAGCGCTATCTTGGCGTAATCCATTTTTTACCTTTATGTTTATTTAATAAACGGGGTTCTTTG